ACGAGTCGTGAAGAAATAGTCCTTAGCAATAGCGCCGGTCCGGCGTATGTTAATGGCACATTCTTCTACTCGTTAGGGAAGTTGACGAAGATAGTTGAAACCTATCGTCGCAAATACTTCAGCGGAGCCTTTACCTATCATTTGCCTACGGATTACGACTCCCGTAATGCACTTGATAGAGTAGAACTCCTATCCAAATTACTTGGAGCTGAAGTGAGTCCAGACACAGTCTGGAATCTTCTTCCCTGGAGCTGGGCCATTGATTGGGTTACCAACGCAGGAGATGTTGTAAACAACCTCTCCCAAGTTGCCAATCAAGGCCTGGTTATGCGCTATGGGTACATGATGGAACATACCATCGTGAGCCATACCTATAAGCTCGAAGGACTGGTCCTTAATGGACCAACCGTCTCGGGTATTGCTACTCGAGGAGGTCCCTTCGACACGAATACTATCAGCTACGTCACTGAGACGAAGCAGAGAGTTCGTGCTAACCCCTTTGGTTTTGGACTGACTTGGGACGGCTTGTCACCGTTCCAGGCTTCCATTGCGGCGGCTTTGGGATTAACCCATCGCCGTTAGCAGTATTCACTGCACACCACAATAGAGGCCAACAGGCCTCAACAATAGGAGCATGCCTATGTCATTCGCCGATCCGCAGACCGTCACCATCTCCGGTACCGCGATCTCCCTACCCCGTACGAGTACGGGGGACGGAAATTCCCGGTATCTGAGTGCCGACGGCAGGGTTCAGCTCAGTGCGTCCTCGCAGTATAACAAGAGGACGCGCCGAACCCTACGGCTCGACCATTCGAAGATCGCAGCGGACCCGTTCACTGCCGATAACACGGAGTACTCCATGTCGGTGTACCTCGTGTTCGACCTGCCCCCGAAGGGGGTGGGCTATTCGGCAACGGATGCGCTCGCAGTTATCAGGGCTTCAAAACCCAGATCACGGCGTCTTCGGATCTGCTCGTCTCCAAGGTTCTTGGAGGGGAGAGCTGATCTGAATCGCAATCGTCGAAATAAGGTAATAACTCTACTACTCGCAGTTTTATGCTGGGATGTAGTAGTGCTGATAATTTATTTTATCAGCAAGGCAGACGCTCAGGACTTTTGTGCCTGGGCTGAAGGCCTTAGTTATTGCGCATGATATTAGGCTAAGGAATAGTTAACCTCTATTAGGAGGGCTATTGAAAAGCCTAATATTGCTCTGGCAAGTGATCGCGTATGAATACGCGGTCAGATGTAGCACTAGCGCCACCAAGGACTGGAAAACAGTCCTAGGTCGGTCGAAACACGAAGGGCTATCGTTTCTCACGATAGCCTTGCCTACCTTTGGAAAGGACTTCGAAACAAGTCTTGACCAAGGGTATGTAGCTCGCAACCTGTTCAGCGGTTTCGCTTTTCAGGCAGGTCTCCCCCGATTTCTCGGAGGTTTCCTCGAGCTTGTGTTCGACCGGTGTGACGGTGTGTTGTTGGATAATCCCAACATTGAAGCAATCCAGGCTGTCCGACAATTAACACAATTGTCCGGCAAACTGTTCCTAGTGAGCAATGATGCCCGCCAGGAAGCTGCGATGAAGGGTTATATCCAATGTGAGAAGGAAGTCAGAGCTAACGATGCAAAGATTTCTTCATCTATGATGAAGGAATTTAAGCGAGTCAGCTCATTGCTG